AGGTTTGTTATAAGAAGGTGATACCTCCCATTTCTTATCCTTACCACCACCAATAGGATTAAATTGCAAATTATCTGAACCTCTCTTGTCAAAATCAGTAAGTCCCATCGTTGCCCAATCAGTTATTCCTCCTGCCATACGACGTATACCCCAATCCTTTGGACTTCCTGCACGATTTTGTTTATCAAAGTCCCACATTCCCAATGTCATAAAGTCTAATGCTCCACCAATACCACGTTTAAGTCCAAATCCAGATTGCTTCTCACCCCTCTTTGCTTGTTCATCAGCAGCACCCCATCTTCTATCTTTACCACCTAATAGAGGATCAACTTGCAAGTTACCCTTACCCCTCTTATCAAAATCAGTAACTCCCATTGTAGCCCAGTCAGTAAGACCACCTGCAATTCTGTTTATACCCCAATCTTTTGGACTTCCTTGACGATTTCTTTGATCAAAATCCCACATACCAGCAGTCATGAAATCAGCAAGACCACCAATATTACGTTTGAATCCTTGTGGTTTTGGTTGACGCAATAATGCATCTATATCCTTTTGTTTAAATACACTGTTAACAAGTTGCTCTGTTGTAGCTTTATCTTTTGAAGCGTATGTTCCTCCTATTGTTATTTTAGGGTGTTCTTGTTGCTTACCTATTTTATAATTAGGATTAATAATACTAACAAATCTTTCTTCAAATTGACTATTACCTCCAAGATCTTTAATTACAAGACCATTTTCTTTAGCTCTATTATATACACTTACTTTTCCTCCCTCCTTAAATCCCCGTGAAGGAGATCCAGTATTTTTTCCACCTGCAGCAGCATTCATTCCTTCAAAAGTATTAACTCCAAATTTATTAACTGCACCTTTAGTCATCACAAATTCACCAGGAGTTAGCATAGCAGGAACAGTATCACCTTCACCACTTCCAGGAACTTTACCACCCTTATTAAAATCAAAACCCTCTGTCTCACCACCATCTCCAAAACCTTCATCACTTTCAAAACCATCATTATTATTCCTCATTTTATTAACACCCCAAGCTGTTAATGCAGTTCCACCAAGAGCAAGAGCACCTATTTTAAGCCATTTTCCACCAGGAATCAGACTCATTATTTTTCCGATTTTTAACTTAGCAAGTGCTAGTTTTATTAATGGAATTAATTTTAAAAGACCTCCAACACCCCATATTACAGTTTTTACCAGTCCAGCCACCATCTTAGTGAATCCAGTTCCAAATAACAAATATGCAGCCAATATAGTCGGCCACCAATTTTTCAAAAATTTAAGAATACTTTGTAGTTTTTTCTGGTTTCCACTATCTGCACCCCATTCTAAAATTTTATAAAGAACTCTTCCCAATAACACAGTACTGAGAAATTTTATTATTTGAGACCAAATATCCTTAAATGGACTAAGAAGTTTACCTGCTACTGTTGTAATTCCTTTCCATACACTCTTTCCACCTTCTATTAATTTTTCTTTTGTTAATCTTTTTTTCTTTTCTTTTTCTCGTCTTTCCTTGTCTGATATCTTCTTATCAAATTTTCTCTCATTTTTTAATGTGTCTAATATGGAATTAAGTCCACCAACAACTCTGTCCCAAACATTTTTCTTTGATTCTTGCTTTTTACCTTCAGTTGAACCTTCTGGATTTTGAATATCTCTAAGAATACTTTCGTTTGCCAATACTCTACCACGAGTATCCCTCAAAATACGTGCTAATTTACCAGTATTACTTTCTTTACCCCTTTCTCCTTCTTTTTTATCAAAAAACTTAGCAGTAGATATCTTCTTCTTTACTATTTTTGATTTAGACCTTCTATTATCTCTTACTCTTTTAACTTCTGTCTGTAATATAGGTATTCTCCTATCACTTGGATTAGAAATTGTAAGTGCATTCGTAGCCTCCATCAATGCACGTAGATAATCCATATCACTATCTACGTCCATCAAATCAATATCAAGATCTGATAGTATTTTTAAAATTGATGGGCTAATAACTGCCATTACCTTCTTGTTGTTGCTTTAATTTTTCTTCCTCAAGATGTTGTTGAAGTAGAGACACATAAACGTCTCTTTCCCAAGGAATCATATTTTCTATCTCTGTTAAGCTATATTTATGGTACTGCATCAAAGCAAAATTAAGTCTGAAGTAATGCTCCAAACTCATATGCAGTAGGGCTAGGCGAAAAAAGACGCTAATCCCTCCAACACTACATCACTCTTAACCTTTGTCTTTGGATTAGTTACCTTCACTGTATGTGATAGTTTAGGCATTGTCTCAAAGAAAGCTTCAATATCTTTAAATTGACTAGAGTTCATTTGTTCTAAGAAATCTTTCATTTCTTTCTTAGTGCAATCAGCAGAAGTCCATACTTCTTCTTCAGTATAAACTTTATCAATACAAGATGCAATCAAATCAAATGATTGTTCCATTTGATTCTTATCATTAAAATCAAAATTATTTTTAATAAACTCTTCAAGAGAAGGATATTTCATCTCCATCATAATATTAGTATCAATCTTTATTTTATTTGAATGATTTTCATCTTTTTTAATTTTAATATCATCCAAATTAATAGTTACTGGAACTTGAGTCTCTTCATCATCAGGACAAGTAACATTAACTTCAAGTTCTTCTCCAACAGACTTACCACGAATATTTAAAAATAGATATTCAATATCAAAAGTAGGAAGAGATTCTACCTTCACACCTTTAGTAATAATACAATTCTTAAGAACTGCTTTAATTGCAGTTGTAATCTGTTTATTATCTTCACTTTCTAAAGCAATCACAAGAACCTTTTCTTCTTTTACAAGAAATGGTCTATATTGGATAGATGCTCCTGTCGAAGGTAGATCCAACTCATAAGTTGGAGTAGCAATTTTTGGTAAAGGCATAATGTCCTAATAACAAGTCGTATATTTATATATAAAGGTTATTTGAGTATTATTAATTTGTCCCATTATTCATACTCAAATTCTCTATAAAATATCTAATATAAGTAAAAGAAACCGTGCATTTTAACACAGAAGATCCCTCATATGAAACTGGCATTGAAGATATTGATATAGGATATGCATTTACAAAATGATAAGTTAAATTATTTCTACCGTCTTGCGTTTTTACTTGATTTTCTATACCTGGAAATTTAAATCCAGGTTGCAAACCTCTTGAAGGATCAGGTGAACTGGGAGGATTCGATATCTCATAATGACGTGAATCTCTTTCAAACTTCCTAACCACTAATCCTTGCTTTGCCATGTAATCATCAGGATATTGCATTCTATAAGAATAATTAGGATCTCTTAATTCATTTCTAGGATCTTGTGCTGTTACAAACTCAGTCCTTTTAGGTGATGTTGCAGCTCCAGAAATATAATCTATCCATTCTTCAAAAAATTTAATGGGACTATAAAGTCCTGCATCAACATTAAAAGTTAAATCAATTCTATCATCAAAAATTCTTCTATGAGCAAATCTTTCTGTAACACCAGTGAAATCGTTATTAGTTTCAAATGTTGCTAAATTAGATCCTGGCAAAACTGCTTCTGAACACAATAAATTAATTTTATCTCCTACTTTAAATGGATCCCATTTTTCAGTCCAAGCAGATCTATTTGCAGGTAAAGGAACCTCAACTTCAAAATACGAAGTAAGAGAGGGTCTTAAAAACTTTGATTTAATGTCAGATACTGTAACTCTACTTGGCATTTTATAAATACTATTTGACCTTATATATTATGTATATGAGATAATGGGAGAAAGTATTAAAAGTCTATTTAAACCTACAAAACCAAGGAAATATAAAGGTGATGTGAGTAATATTATTTGTCGTAGTTCTTGGGAAAGACGGTTTTGTAATTGGTGTGATGTAAATGAAAACATTACAGAATGGGGAAGTGAAGAATTTTGGATACCTTACCGTGCTCCTGATGGTAGAGTCCGTAGATACTTCCCAGATTTTATTATCAAAGTTAAAGAGAATACAGGTCAATTGAAGACTTATGTAATAGAGGTAAAACCTCTTAAACAGACTAAAGAACCTAAAAAAAGAAAAAGAGTGACTAAATCCTATCTCTACGAATGTCAGACATATGCTGTAAACCAAGCAAAATGGAAAGCAGCAGATGAATGGTGTAAAGACCGAAAAATTGAATTTAAGATTATAACCGAAAAAGAACTAGGTATAAGATAATGACAGATTCATTCGGATTTGGAAATGCTGCAGAAATGGAGGAAGACAATCGTGTCAGGGAATATTTAAGTGACTTGAATGATAGAACTAATGATCCTGAAGAAATGATGATGGAGATTATGGAAACACTCAATGATACTGTAACTCCTATTCCTGAAGTAGGAAAATTCTATACCTTTGTCTACAATGCAAAAACACCTGATATTACATATGACCAACATCCACTAATTGCTTGCACAGATTTACAGTCATGGGGAT